CTGCTTGACGAGTCGCACCTGGGCCTTGCCACCGGTGCGGGGCGACGATACCAGACCCCGGCGTTGAAGGACGACGAGATCAGCATGGAAGCCCTCGGCACCTCAACCGTGGCCGTTGGCACTAGCGGCAATCTGGTGTTTGCCAGCACAACCTACACCGCCATCTGTGCGAGCTCGAGCGTGGCCTACGCCGTCGGCGAGCTGGTCAAGCAGTCACTGACCTTTAAGGTCCGCACCTAAGTCTGGGGTGCGTCGTGGCAAAGAGTTCGCAGGGCATCTCCATACAGATTGATGACGCTGGTTCAGCGGGTGACGTAAACGTCACCGAAGTCATCAGCGTTTCTATCGACGGCATTCAGTCTGACACCGTCGAGGTTACGGCTCGTTCGCATACGGGCCGGAACAAGTCGTTCAGCCCGGCGGACACAGACTATGGCACCGTGTCCATCGTCATGCGTTCGCAGAACTACATCACTGAAAGCGCCGTCGGCGAGCCGTGCTCGCTGACTATTGCAGACTCTAGTGCGGCACAGACGTACTGGAGCGGTCCAGCAATCATTCAATCGCTTGCATGGCGGGCTAGTGTGGGGGAACTGCAGGAATACTCTCTGACCCTCAAACTAGGATCAAGGACATCGTAATGGGACTTGCCGAGACAATACTTGCGGCGGACCAGGCCAAGAGCATCAAGGTTGCTGTCCCTGAGTGGCAGTGTGACGTGTGGATCCGCACGCTGCCGCTGGGCGAGTTGCAGTCGTGGGAGTTGGCGTGCCTTCGCAGTAAGGGCGAAGGCGTGGACGACTACCGCACCGCATATCTGTCTAAGTGCTTAGTCGATGCCGAAAGCAAGCAGATTTTCACGAGCGAGCAACTCAAGAAGGTGAGCGGCACGGTCGGTGCCAGGCTGTTCAAGATCGCTCAACGACACAACGACCTAGACGAAACGGAAATCGAGGAGATAGGAAAAAACTGATTGACCGGCCGCTGGACGCATTCCCGCTGCTGCTGGCCGGTCACCTGGGAATGACAGTGCGGGAACTTGGCGAACGAATGGACGTGGCCGAGTACCGACAGTGGTTGGCATTGCATAGATACGTGAATCCTTTGGGAGGCGAGTGGCGGCAGACGGCACGGGTAGTGGCGGCAACGCTGGCACCGCATTGCGGGCGAGGCAGTCCACCACGAGAAGACACATTCATGCCGATTGAAAAACTGCCGATGACGCCGGAGCAAATCGCAGCGGAACTTAGCAAGATCAGACGGTGACGTATGGCAACAACTCTAGCACTGGCGATGCGGGCTTCGATGTCCGCCAGCGGAGTTGTGTCTGGTGCTAGCGACGCCAGCCGTGCAATGGACCGCATGGGCAAGCAGGCGAAGCAGACGGCCCGAGACGTTTCGACGCTCAAGAACATTGCCATCGGTGCCGTGCTAGCCAAAGGCGTCAGCATGGCGGCCAATGCGTTCATGAGTGCCAGCCGTGCTGCCCTTTCGTATGCCGCCAGTGCGGCCAACGCCGTCGATCAGACCAACGACCTGGCACAGCGTCTCGGCATGAGCGTTGAGTCTCTGCAAGCGTTGCAGATGGCGGCCAAGTTGTCTGGCGTCGATGATGCCACGGGTGCATTGCAGAAACTTACTGTGGCCATTGGGAACGCTGCCGAAAGCGGCAAGACCGAAGCATTCACCAATCTCGGGCTGGACTTTCAAGCCCTGCAGTCAATGTCGCCCGAGGAGCAGTTTAAGGCTATCCAAACTGCCATTGCCGGCCTGGCGACTCCGGCTGAGCAGGCAGCTGCTGCCGTTGCGATTTTTGGCAGGGCCGGCGTAGAGCTGCTGCCGCTCATGAGCCAGAACCTTGCCGAAGTTGAAGAGCGAATGCGGCGGCTCGGGGCAATTGTAGGCGACGACCAAGTGGAAGCCATCGGCGGCATGAATGACGCCCTAGACATGGTCAAGGGCACGTTCAACGGCATCATCGGCAACGTGGTGGGCAACCTTGCGCCGGTTGTTGAAAGTCTAGCGAACGAGATTCTCTCCATGGTGGAGTCGTTCAACAGCGTTAGCGGATCTGGTGGCGAAGGGATTGCCAATACCATCACTGATGCCTTGCTTGACATCGCCGACTATTTCGCTGGCATCTTCGACAACGCGGTGGCATCGTTTGACGGGTTTGGCATCACGATGCAGGAAGTCGGCTCGGTGTTTGAGTTTGTGGGCAACGTGTTTACTGCCGTCGCTGAGATTTTGCGGGCAGGGTTCAACCTGTTTCAGATTGCCGGCAACGTGCTGGCTATGGGGCTCGGTAAGTTCCTTGAGGGAATCGGCTCGTGGGTTTCAAAAGACCTCGAGCAGTTTGGAAAAGACTTAACGGCCAACGCCCAAAAGCAAGCAAATCAAAACTCCCGAGAAATGGAGGGTGCCGCATCTAACGCCGGTGCAGCAGCTAGCCGTGCTGTGTTTGGCGGCAACGCCTCGCAAGGCGGCGAAGAGGGCCCGGCCCGCCGTGCTGTACGGTCTGCTCGTGAACGCATGACGCCTGAGGCTAAGGCCGAACGAGACGCAGCACGCAAGGCTAGGGATGCAGACGCGAAGGCTGCCAGAGAAGCGGCTGCCGCTGACGCCAAAGCAAAGAAGGACGCAGAGGCTGCCAAGAAGCGGCAAGAAGACGCCGCAAAGAAGGCCGAGCCCATTCAATCCAAGATAGAAGACAAACAGAAGGAAGCTATTGACATAATTTCCGAGCGTGCTGACGCCCTTCGTGGCAAGTCCAACGAAGCCCTCAAGGCGAACGACCTCCGCTCTGGCGAAGGCATGGCTCAGTTCTTGGCCTTAGCGTCTGGCCGCGAAGATCCCGCCATCGCTGAGTACCGCAAGCAGACGCAAAAGCTAGACGAGATCCGCGCTGAGCTCCAGGCGTTGCAGCAGGACAAGGTAGACATCCTGGGAGCTGCTGCCTAATGGGCATTGTCAACGTCACAGAGCTCGCGCAGGTGTCGGCCAGCCGAAAGTTCGGCGAGGCTCCGGTGTTTCAGCGGCAGTTCGTCGTTGAGGTGGACACCCCGACAACGACTCAGTCGGCAGTACTCGTCGCCTCTGGCGTCCCGTTTCTCGCGCCCCACCCAGAGGCCAGCTACTGCAAGGCTCTGAACGCCAGCGTCTCAAACTACAACGGCAGCCGCTGGCACTACCTAGTCACCTGGGATTACGAACTGCCGAAGCAGCAGAACGTTGACCCCAACCCGCTGGCTCGAGCAGATATCTGGAAGTGGAGCACGGGCGGCCTGCAAGTGCCGTCGCTCTACTACTACGAGGGTGAGACGCTTGCACCGCTTCAGAACTCGGCCAACGACTTTTTTGAGGGCGTGACCACAGACATCAGCACGCTGCAGGCGTCCATCAGCGGCAACCGTGCCACGTTCGACTACGGGCTGGCCACGACGGTGACGAACGCCATCAACTCGGCTCCGTACCTCGGAGCCCCTCCCTACACGTGGAAGTGCAGCGGCATTGCTGCCAACCCGGCCGTTGAGGTGGTCAACGAACTTGAAGTGAGGTACTGGCAGGTAGAGGTGACGCTGGAGTATCGCCCGGACGGGTGGCCGCTCCAGCTGCCCAACATTGGCTGGAACTACCTAGACGGCAGCACTAAGAAGCGTGTCACCGTGTCTTACGACCCCGGCGGCGGGCAACCTGTTCAGCAAGTGCCATCTAGCAACCCGCAGCCACTTAACGCCAATGGCACGCTGGCGACCGGAGCCCCAACGATTCTGGTTCGCCGCGTTCACAAAGCCGTCAACTTCGCACAATATTTTGGCACACCCACACAACAGTAGGAGACTCCCATGGCAGATCTGACGTGGTCAATCAACGCACAGGTCGCACGCGGCAACCTGTACCAGGCGTTTGTAGCGTCTGGCGTCACTGCAGACTGCTCGGCCAGCGGCATTACCACGCTGACGCTGACGCCCGGCACGAACGCCGCAGGCACCGCAGCCATCAGCACGGCCACGCTGTCGAGCGTAGGGCTGTTCTTCGCCCGCAACCTCTCCACGATCGCCACGGCGGCTGTATCGTTCGGGCAGCTGTCCGCAGGCGTCCTAGTCCCGTGCGTGTCGCTCCAAGGCGGTGAGGCTGCCGTGGGGCGTCTCGCTGCTGGCAGCTACGCGGCACAGTCAAACCGCACCGGCACGCAGCTGGTCATCAGCATCGTTGAGGGCTGACGCATGAGCCAGGGTGCGTCTAACGGTGCGGGGCAGGGGGCTGGCAAGAGCTTTGTGTCGTTCTCCCGGCCGGCAGCCCAGCGGATCGCTAAGGCAGTTCGTGTCGTCGAGGGTGGCAACCGCACCCAGCCGGGGCTGACGTATGACCACCCGATGCCGGGCGCCGTGGCGGGCAATATGTTTCGCGTCTGCACTTTCACGGGTGCGTGGTCTATCAGCAGCAGCAAGAACGTCACGTTCAAATACCAGACAGCAACGCCCAACACGGCGACTGTGCAAAACGACCTTATCAACTTGCCGTCTGCGGGTACAAGAAACTGCGTCATCGGCCGCGAAGGCACGGCCTGGCATCTCATCAACTGGCAGTGGGACATCGTCAACGCTGCAACGGCGGCCACGCTCACTACGACTTCGCTGCGGTTTGACACGTTGCCTGTCGGTGCTGTGTCAACGTCTTCTACGGTGACGTTCTCGGTTGCCGTCGCCACGTGCAGCACGACGTGAGGTAGCCATGCTGCTGTACGTGCAGAACGGCAACCTGCTGAATAAGAATGCGACGCTAGGCACCAGCGTAGGGTGTTGCTGCGACCCGCCGGTGCCGCCGCCTGAGCCTGAGCCTGAGGAGTTGTGCTGCTGCGAAGAAAACTCAACAAGGGAAGTTACGTCTGCTGGGGATTGCAGCGGCACTACGTCCCCGGTTCCTGATCCGCCCGTTGACGTTGAGGACATAAGTATCGTCGTTGACTGGGACGGACTGACGGTGGTTTGCGAAGAGCCTTTTTTCTCCGCGTCTGCGTCTGAGGCAGTGGATTTTTCGTGCGACAGGGGCGGCGGCTCAGAGCCATTCGACGCAACCCAACGCACGCTCACCGCTAACTTTTCTCCCGGCAACACTCGGTTGGGCAATACAGGCTGCTGGTATTTTAGTAGCAACGTCACAGGGACATTCATCGGCACGACACCTTCCAACGGATTCGATGCTTCGTCTTCTCGCACCGTCACGCCATTCGTTGCCGATTGCAAAAAAGAAGTCTCTGTGGATCTGAGTGCTGCCGCCTTTTGGTGCGATGACAACCCATATGGCCCCATCAGCGTCACGCTGATTTTTGCCCCATGAAACTTCGAGCCTTCGACGTGTGTTTTCGCGCCGCCCAGCGTGGCTATACCGCAGAGGAGATACGCCCGGTGCTGTCGGTGGCCCTGGGCAACGGCTTCTTTGACGTGGACGTTGAGCACCAGGCGTACCCCAAGACCGCACGCGAGGGGCATAAGGTGCCGCCAGGACTGCGAGACGCGGCCACGGCGATGCTTGCCGAGTTGGGCATCGAGGACTCGCTAGCGAAGCCGCCGGCCTATCGCTGCGGCACAGAACTCCAGGCACTACTCAAGGACTGGCTCGGCATCGAGTCCACGCCCACCTGCTCATGCAACGCAATGGCCCGCAAGATGGACACGCTCGGCCCTGAGTGGTGCGAGGGCGAAGGCATGGCGTCCATCCTCGACGTGATGCGTGCCGAGCATGGCAAGCGGTGGGCAGACGGCCGCACGATCCTGCCGTGGACCGATCTCGGTGCGAGGCAACTTGTGCTGCTGGCGTGCCGTAGGGCCAGGGCTAACGGTTGACGCCCCCGCTACGGTGGTAAGCGAAAGGGCCAGCCCGTGGAAGATCACCACTTCACGTTGAATGGGGACGAGCGATGGCTTGTCCGATTCACTCGCCTCGAGGGTGGTGCCTACGGCTACACGTTTAGCCAGAAGTCAAAGCGGCCCAGGATCTTGATCCACAACGGACTGCGTGGGCGGCACAAGCTCACCATAATCGTGCATGAACTTCTGCACGCCCTGTACCCAACGGGCAGCGAAGAGCATACGGAGCAGGCGGGCAAGGACATCAGCAAGGTTCTCTGGGCTCTTGGGTACAGGGAGGTGATTGATGGGTCGTAGTGCAGGCACGTTCCGCCGCAAGAACGCCAGCGACCCGTGGCTGTCCACGAGCCTTGCCGGTGGCGTGACTCGCATCGACTTTCAGCAACGTCTGTGGGTGCTGCTCTCCAGCGACTGGCACTGGGATAGCGTGAAGTGCGACCGGGAGAAACTCGCAGCCGATCTTCAGAAGGCGAAGGAGTTGAACGCGGCGGTCTTAAGTATTGGCGACCACTTCGACGCGATGGGTGGCAAGTACGATCCCAGGTCGAACGGCAAGTGGGACGTGAGGCCAGAGTTTCAAAAAGGCAACTACTACGACGACATCGTGACGCAGTGTGCCGAGTGGCTAGAGCCCTACCGTGAGCAGATGGCACTCATCACGCCAGGCAATCATGAGACGGCAGTGCGGAAACGCATGGAGACGTGCCTGACTACGCGGCTCGTCGAACGCCTGCGAGAGCGTGGCTCGAAATGTCGCCACGCGGGCTACTCAGGATGGGTGCTGTTCCGGGCGAAGTCAGGCAAGACAGCGACCGCCCTGTACCGTCTGTGGTACCACCACGGCTACGGTGGCGGCGGACCTGTGACTCGCGGCGTCATCGATTACAGCCGCTACCTCGTGGACGTTGACGCCGACTGCATCCACGCCGGCCACGTGCATCAACGCACCATGATCGAGGCCAGCCGTCAGCGGCTGAGCCCCAGCGGCGTGGCAAGGATTCGCCCTATCCACTTGATTCGCTCTGCGGCCTACAAGCAAGAGTGCTTGACCGATGGCTGGGCCGTTGAGAAGGGCATGTCATCACGACCGCTTGGCGGCTGGTGGATGTTGTTGCGGTGGAACGTAGAACACACCGAGTTGCGAGCCTCGTTCCACGATTCACCAAGGGATGACAATGACGACAGCAATTGAAGACGCCAACGACCTAGTCCGGGCCGCCGTCGCCACGAGACGTGAGCGGCAGGCCGCAGGCAAGCCACACGAAGAGTGGTACGACGTGTCGATGCCTGTGACGGAACCTATGCCCGAAGTTGCAAAGGCAGAGGAAATGCAACACGTTGAGTGGGACCGGCTGGCGGACGGGCCGTACATCGAGCACCTGCTGGAGCAGCACCGCTTGCGTGGCGACGGCATCACGCACGAGCAGCCCACTACCTCGCAGCGGTTCATCGACCTGCTTGACGAGATGCGGCGGCTCCACGAGTCCAAGTCCGCCGACTACGGCAGCGAGACTGACCCGCTGGCCAACATCCGCCAGGGTGCCGAGTTCGTCGGCATCGAGCCCTGGCGTGGCTGCATGGTTCGCATCGCGGACAAGGTGCAGCGACTGAGGACGTATTGCCGCACCGGGCGGCTCGTTCACGAGGGCGTGAGGGATACGCTGCTTGACCTGTCGGCGTATAGCCTGCTGGCCATCGTGCTCTTTGACGAGGGGAACGTAGATGGCTGAGCCGCTGACAGAGGACGATCTGGTGCGCATGGAGCATCGAGCCCGCCGGTTCCAAGGTGCATGGACGGGCACCAGCGGCACGCTGGCTGCCGACGTGATGCGGCTCCTGCAGGAGCGGCAGCGGCTGCTTGTGCTGCTGGCTATGAAAGAGAACGCCTAGGCCAGGGCTTGAGCGGCGACGAGTTTTCTACCTTTCCTCGTCGTCGCTCGCCCTGTGCCTGGTCACCCAGCCGGCCGGTTGATGTCGGGCAGGTAGCCCAGGTTTGACTCCCGTCCGGTGATGTCCTCATCGTAATAGTGATCCTCGGCCATCTGTTCGCTGCTGTGCCCCAGCTGCTTCTTGGCTGAGATCCCAGCCTTTTTCAGGTAACTGGCCGTTGCCTTGCGAATCGAATGAAAAGGGTGGTACGGGACGCCTGCCGACCGGCACAGAACCCTGAGGCTGGGGTAAATCGACAACGCCTGGCGATCATCAAGCCAGGGCCACACACGCTCGCCAGGAGCCCCTCGCTGCGTGGCTAGGCACTTGGCTAGGGCGGGCGTGATCTCCCGTGTAATCGTCTCCCTGTGGCCTTTGCGGGTGGCCGCCAAGAACGTCAGGGTGTGCCGCTCCAGATCCACCTGCTCCCAGCGGAGCTCGAGCACCGCACCGATACGCTCGCCCGTTTGAAACATCGCCTGAATTTTGGTGGTCCAGTACCAGGCGGCGGGCTTGCCGCAGATGTAGCCCCTGCGGTGGCGGGCAGCCTCGACCAGCTTGGCGAGCTCGGCAGCGTTGAACGCTTTGGGCACCGGTTTGGGCACCCTCGGCCTGGCGTAATCGGGGAACTCCAGCAGTTCGCCGTCTGACCGCTTCCAGCGTTTTCTGGCCAGCCAGGTCCACAGGCTCCGCAGGTGGGCGGAATCCTTGGCTAGGCTGGCCGGCGAGATCAGGCCACGCTTGATGTCGTGGACTGTGGTGCTACGCCACCGGATGAACTTGGCGGCCGTAAGGTCTTCTAGATCGTCCACGGTTGGCTCGTGGCCGAGGAAGTCTCGGAACCTGTCGAGCGTGCTCAGGTACATCGACACCGACCTGTCGCTCAGGTTCTTCAGCGGCGCGACACGGTCAATCAGCAGTTCTCTCAGAGTCATAGCCAGCCCCTTTTTTGCCAACGTCTGCGGTCACAGGTTTTCAGTGTACGAAGTGTACAACTGTACCCCATCCGCTAAAAAGATCGGCATGAAAGTAGTGTACGCAGTTTCTAGTATGCGGGACAAGGCGAGGATGCCGATTTGACTAAGTACCAGATAGCGTTAGCATCCAACGGATGGTTGCCATGACACCGCAGGAACTCGACAGTGGCGAATACCTCACGGTTCTTGAGGCCGTAGAGCTCATGGGCTGCTCTGAAGCGTGGGTTCGCACGCTCTTGGGCCGTGGCCTGCTGCCCGGTTCTAGGCGGATTGGCCAGCGTGTCTGGCTGATCCCAAAGACCGCCGCCACAGAAGCCAAGGACGGCTTGAGCACCAGGGCGACCGGCAAGCGGCACCTCGCCAAGCGTCCCGCCGCCAAGCGTAAAAAGGCGAAGCGGAAGAAGTAGCGTTTCCCCGCTGGAAACGCACCACAAAAAATCTTTCCTCTCCCCCTTGACGCCTAAGTGACGATAGCCTAAACTACACCCATGCGAGCGAATGAGACTCGCAAGTCAAAAACTGGAAACGAAACGATGAACGCTCTGATTAGCAACGACCGTGTGGTGGCCATCGAGGTTCGCGGCGAGACTCGCTACTTCATCTCGATGGGCCGCCCCGGATTCAATCTTCCCGCGAACAACCGAAAGGGCTACGCCACGGCCAAGGCGGCCGAGGCCGCTAGCCTCCGCTGTGAGCGGGCCTGAGACACCACAAGGTGGGGCCACCCGGCCTGCCGACAGCTGCGAAACGGGTGGCAATCGCACACAGGATTCTCAGGCCAAGGAGGGCCACGCTATGAAACGCAACTGGAACGCTGCCCTGCAATCGCTCGTTCTCGTCCGCCTGGGCCAGGAGCTCGGGTGCGACTCGCCGGCTACTCGAGCCCTGCACGACCTGCTGGACCTTCTCGCCAGCGTGGCCGGCATACTTGCAAAGTGACCAACTGACGCTACCCTTACGCCGAAGTGACGGTAGCCACACCCAGGAACACGACTCATGTACGCAGTTTTCAATCCCCTCATTTTGTTGGCTTGCTCGGTTGACTCTGGACTATACGGCTGTACACTACCGCACCACACGAAAGGAAATCGCATGACCACGACTGACCCGCACAACAACGAGTACCTCGCAGCCATCGCCAACCTGCACGAGCAGACGCAGAGCCCCGCACCCCGCACCTTCGCTGTTGGCGACTTCGTCAGCGGCATTAGCGGCGGCAAGCGTTGGAGCGGCCGGATTTTCGCCCTCGACGGTGACCGGCTCAGCATCGAGATGCCAGGGGCATGGCTTTCGGTATCGGCCAAGGACATCACGCACTGAACAAGGGACCGCCAACGGCAGGACGCCGTGAAGCGGAAGGAATGGGCGGAGCCCCGTAAGCAAGGACGCACGAACCACCCGCCGAGCAGGACGCAGAGCGGGCTTTCCAGATTCCAGAACCACGAAAGGAACTCGACATGAGCACAGAAATCAGCACTAGAGCCGCTGGCGGATTGGCCCTGGCGACATTCGATGACGCCTTCCGGTTTGCCAAGATGGTGAGCCAGTCGGACTTCGCCCCCAAAGACTTTAGGGGCAAGCCGGAGAGCTGCTTGTTGGCCATCCAGCACGGCTCGGAGGTGGGCCTGAGCCCCATGCAGTCGCTCCAGTCGATTGCCTGCATTAACGGGCGGCCGAGCGTCTGGGGCGACGCGGCCCTGGCTCTCGTCATTGGCTCGCCCGTCTGCGAGTACGTGCGGGAGACGGTGGATGGCGAAGGCGAAGCCATGGTCGCCACGTGCGAAGCCAAGCGACGTGGCTACGAAAAGGCCAGCGTCGTGCGGTTCAGCGTGGCCGACGCCAAGAAAGCCGGGCTGTGGGGCAAGCAAGGCCCGTGGGTCCAGTACAGCCGGAGAATGCTCCAGATGCGGGCGAGGGGCTTCGCTCTGCGAGATGCGTTTCCTGACGTTCTGCGTGGCCTCGTCACGGCCGAGGAGGCCCAGGACTACCCGCAGGGCGAACCCGCCAAACCAACGGCCAGGGAGCCCGTGGTAATCGGACCAGCCGCACCGGCACTCACGCTGAGCGTGAGCAAGGATGACCCGATGACCAAGGCTCGGCACGCCGTGCAACTGGCCAAGAGCGTGCCCGAGCTCAACAAGCTGCGGTCTCTCGTTCAGAAGAGACGCAACGAGGGGACGTTCAGCGAGGAGCAACACCACGAGTTGGTCGAGCTCATGATCGGCAAGGCGGAGTTGCTGCCCGACGATGACACGGGCCTGGCGTTTGAGCACGAAGCCGCCGAGCACGAGGTGACGGCATGAGCCCGGCCGCGTGGATCAGCGAGCGTCGCTATCGGCTGCTGGATCTGGTGCGTCACCAGTGGGGCGAGGACTCAGCGGAGCAGCTGCGTTACGCCATCGATGACTACCTCAGAACCGCTCCAGAAAACGCTGAACTTGTGCTGAAGGTCAGGGCGTTGTCGGCACGGCTGCGTGAGCTTGACCCGCCACCACCCGTGTGTCGTGACTTTGGCGTGAGATTCACAGGAGATTGACCAACACACGCTGGGCTCGCAGCGTCAACCGGCGATTAGCCGGCGAGCAGCCACCGCACTCAAGAGGCGTCGTATCAGTGCAGTTGAGGCCGGTATCCGTTGTCGGTGACTTGACCGTACGCCACACGTCACGTGGCACATACACAAGGAGGTGAAAGATGCCATCAGGAAAGCCAGCCGACGCCCTTCGCATAGCGGAGCTGCTACGGCAGGGACTCACCCAGACGCAAGTCGCTCTGCGGCTCGGAGTCTCCAAGTCGGTGGTCAACCGGATCGCCAAAGAGGTGGCGGCATGAACCACTACGGCATCGAAGACTCAGCCGGCCCACTCTTCGCCGCACCTGCTCGAGCACCTGCGGTGCAGTCCAGCCCGACCAGCATGGCTGCCGCCGACGCTATGGGCTCGCGGCTTAACACGCTACAGCGTTCGGTTGTGGCGTTCCTGCGGGCTCGCGGTGACCACGGGGCCACAGACGAGGAGATTGCCACGGGGCTGGCGATGAATCCCAGCACGGCGAGGCCGAGGCGGATCGAGTTGGTGCGGCGCGGCCTGGTGGTCGAGGCCGGGACGAGACGGGCGATGAGCGGACGGTACGCGACGGCGTGGAGGTTGGCGTGAGCGAGCACGATCAGTTTGTATGGGAAGACGCAGGCCGCATTTTTTTCAAGATGCTCAGTCACGCAGAGGACGACGTTCTTGGGCCCGACATGTTTGTTCTGTACTCGCCAAAAGACCTAGACCGGCTGCCTCCTTGCCCTGGCGTTTACATCGGCTTTAACGAGCACGGGCGTTGCCAATACGTAGGAGAATCAGCCTGTGTCGGCAGGCGCATTGGGGCATTCGGCTCTCGTGATGAACTTCGTTACTGCAAATACATAGCCGTGATCTTGGCAGATGACGAACGGCAGATGCGAAGGCTTGAGCTTTATTTTATCGGCCTACTTGATCCAGTTTTCAATAAACAGATACGGCCGACTGGAAAGCGCCACATATGCAATGCCGACCAGCTGACATGGAATCCAGAGCGACGCATGTGGTCATTGAATGGAAGCTCTGCATTGATAGACCGAAGCGGAAATGTCCGGGACGCTAAAGGTCGCAAGCAGCCACGCTAAATTCGGCGTGGCGTAATTAAAAGGAGGCAACCGAGCATGAGCAATCGGAAATCAGTTGGAAGTCGCGTTCGTTTTGAGGTGCTTAAGAGGGACTCTTTTACGTGCCAATACTGCGGAGTGAAGGCTCCTGAAGTGATACTTGAAGTTGATCACATAACGCCCGTTGCAGATTGCGGATCAAACGACCTTCTGAACCTTGTTACATCCTGCCGAGAGTGCAACTCTGGAAAGTCAGACAAGCGGTTATCTGACGAGTCTGCTGTTCAGAAGTCGCGTGCTCAGGCAGATGAACTCCAAGCTCGAAGGCAGCAAGTTGCGATGATTTCTAAGTGGCACCTTGGCTTATCAGAAATCGACTCAGATGCAGCTGGTGCGCTTGAGTCACTATGCCTTCGTGCTTTTGGGCTAGATGACGGCACGGTTTTGTTTGATCACGCCAAGCAAGAACTAGCGCGGCTGGCAAAGAGATATGGCCACGAGATTGCTTGTAAAGCCATTACGGCAGCTGCCGGAAAGCTGCTTATGTCTGGTGAATCGAGCGATTACGTTGCCCAGCTGGAGGCGTTTAATTCGATTGGCCGGATCTGCGGCGTGATGAAAGCAGCTGAAAAAGATCCTGGAGTTGAGCGTCTTTTTTACATTCGCGGCATTCTTCGCCGCCGGCTCTCTTATGTAAATGACAAACACTGCATCGTTTTGCTGAAAGACGCTAGGGATGCAGGCATCGCAATCGATTGGCTTGAAAAGCTATCAAAGGAAGTCACTAGCTGGACTCAATTTCGTCTTTCTGTTGAGGCAGCGATGATTGGCGATGAGTGCCAAGAGCAAGACGACATGTTGAAGCTTGAGGAGGCCACGGATGGCACGAGCCCGTAGTATCAAACCCGCGTTCTTCAAGAACGAGTTCCTTGCTGAGTGCGAGCCCATGGCCCGCCTTCTGTTCGTAGGGCTCTGGACCCTGGCCGACCGTAATGGCCGGCTGGAGTACCGCCCGTTGCGGATCAAGGCGGAGCTGTTCCCGTACGAGAACTGCGACATGGCCGCCATGCTTAAGCAGCTGGAGGACCGTGGCTTCGTTCGTGCCTACGAAGTCCAGGGGGTGCGGGTGCTCGAGATTCCCAAGTTCTGCGACCATCAGCGGTGCCACCCGGACGAGCGTGCCGAACAACTTCCCCCGTGTGAAGATGGGCAAGCCGGACTTTCCGGCGCACCAGCCGGGAAATTTCCCGGCTCCTCCGAATCTGCGGCGCACGAGCCGGGAAATTTCCCGTCGAATTGCGCCTCTTATCCTTCTTCCTTTAATCCTTCTACCTCTAGTCCTTCGGTAGCCACGAGCGAGCCGCCGAAGCGGCGGACACGCTCCCGGCCCGATGCCGCCATCTCGTGGACTGCTGACGCAGGGTGGCAGGGGATCACCGAGGCCGACCGCCAGGAGTGGCGTCTGGCGTACCCAGCGTGCGACCTAGCGGGCGAACTGGCTCGGGCCACGTCGTGGCTAAGGGCAAACCCCACCAAGGCTCACAAGTCCAACTGGCGGAAGTTTGTGGTTGGCTGGCTAACCCGGTCGCAGGACCGTGGTGGCACGAACCGGACGCCAGGCGTGAGGCCAGACGAGAAGCCGCCACCCAAGGCGTTCGCTGGCCGAGACGCTGAACGATTCGCCGCAACGCTTGCCAAGGCTGTGACACTCACCGAGGAGGATTTGAGATGACCCTAGACGCAGACCCGAAACCGTTGACCGCACGCCAGGCGGAGGTGCTCGCCTTCATCCGAGCGAACATGGCGTACTACTCGCCCACTGTGCGGCAGATCGCCGTGGAGATGGGCATCAAAAATCACAACGCGGTGTTCCACCACTTGAATGCCCTGGAGAAGAAGGGTGCGATCCGCCGCATCGCTGGCAAGTCCCGCAACATCGAGGTGATTGCATGAGCACCGAGGCAATCGTGAAGAAGCTCCGGTCGCTGGCCCGCTGGCACACCGAGGCTGCCGAGCAGGCCGAGACGATAGAGATGGCCGAGCTCATCATGGAGCAACGCCGCTGGATCGTCACGGCACGCAAGCACGTCGAGGAGTTGGCCACCGTCAACGACGAGTTGCGTCAGCGGCTCGTGCGGCAGGCGTGCTACTTCGAGCGGATTGAAGCGACGAACGAGCCACGCTGGCCGCTTATGGAAGGCGACGATCCGGGGGCCGCACTATGACGCTCACCGATTTTGTCTGGATCGCAGTTGGCGAAACACTTCTCGCGGCCACGTTTGGCCTTGGGATTTTGGTGGGGATTTCAATCACGAAAAGGATTTCAAATGACAACCGCAACGAAAGAAAGACGCCGGACAGCTACTGGCACAACGCTGACCACGCAAACGCTTCGAGCCGCCCTGGCGGTAGTGCTGCGGGCGGTGCCGACACGGGGCACCAAGCCAATCATGCAAAACGTCCGACTCGGTGACGGCCTGCTGACGGGATCTGACCTTGAGGTTCGCATTGACCGCGAGATCGAATATCACGGCGAGCCCATGCTGTTGCCGGCCCATAGGCTCTCGGCCATCCTGCGTGCCGCCACGGGCGACGAGGTGTACCTGACCGCCAAGGATGCCACCGTCACGGTTCGCTGCGGTGCGGGCTCGTGGACGCTGCCCACTGAGGACGTTGCCGAGTACCCGCACTGGGAGCCTGAGGATCTGAAGGCCTTGTGTCGTCTGCCGGCGGACCAGTTCGGGCGTGCCGCCAAGGCCACGACGTACGCCGCAGACAGCGAGTCGAGTCGTTACGCCCTGGGTGGCGTGCTGTTGGACGTGACGCCGACCGACGATGGCTCGATGCAAAAATGGGTGGCCACTGACGGCCGCCGCCTGGCGTGCGTGGAGACTGAGTCCGACCAGGCGGTGGACGCCTCGCAGACCATCGTGCCTGGTCGGCTCATGTCTGCCGTTGCGAGCCTGGCCATGGGTGACGGCTCTGTGCAGATCGAGGCCAACGCCAAAGAGATCCGATTTACCCTGGACGGCTGCACCGTCACGGGCCGGCTGTTGGAAGGACGCTTCCCTCGGTGGCGTGACGTTGTGGGCGAGCCGGAGGGTGAGCCATCGGTGATCGACTGCGTGGAGTTGCTCCAGGCCGTCAACGCTGCGGCCATCGTCACCAGTGAGCAGTCGAAGGGCGTCACTCTGGATTGGACCAGCGGCACGCTGGTGCTGGCTGGCCGCTCGAGCGAGTACGGCGAGAGCCTTTGCCACTGCCCGACGATTGCGGCCGGCACGACGGCGAGCACCAGGCTGGATCCGCAGTACATGGCCCAGTTCTTGTCGCACCTGCCGGCGGACGAAGAGCCGCACGTCGATGTGTACGTCAAGGACGCTCAGAGCCGTGTACTGCTGCGTTGCGGCACCTACACGGGCGTCATCATGCCACTCGCAGCGGATGGTGGCTGATGGCGAAGCGCAAGATTCTGGACTTCGCTGCGATCAAGAGGCTGCGGGATCTGGGCGTGACCAACGGTCAGATCGCCAAGCAGTTGGGCTGCGGCGAGACAGCGGTGACTGATGCGGTGCGTCGTTTTGGGTGGCCACGAAAGACGACAGGCCAGCGGGTGGATGTGGACGTGCCAAAGCTGTTTTTGCTGTGGCACACCCAGGCGACGCTTGCGGAGATTGCCGAGCAGCTGGGGTGCAAGGTCACGACGTTGTGGACGTTGAAGAAGCGGCACAAGTTGCCACCCAAGCGGCGGCCAGACGGGTCGAGCATCAGCGATCCGACGCCGCAGCAGATTGAGGAACGTGCAAGGGACTGTAGAGAGCTGCACTACGCAAAGCGACGAGGCGAAAGTGACTCGACTACCAAGGGCCGGCTGTGGAAAGGGGATGTAGCATGACCTTGCCCGAGCAGAGCGACCGTGCGGTGGCCCAGACGCGGGAGTTCCTTGTTCGCTTGGCCTCGCCGTATGGCGAAGGTGCGATCAAGGGGATTCGCAGGGAGGTGCGGGCCGAGGCATCGCGGTTGCTTCGGCACTATCCGTATGCAACAAGCGACGAAAAGCGTGGTGTTGGTGATATGAGTGGGGCGAGCGACATCGTGACCCGGTTGAGAAACTGGCGAACTGTGCATCTGGCGAGGCTGCACCTACTCATGGACGAGGCTGCTGACGAGATGGAGCGGCTGTGTCAAGTTTTGTCCGAGAAAAACCATTATCCGGATCTGGACAATGCGGCGGCACAGGACATTCTTACCGACGAGGAGCGGGAGGCGATTGCGTTTTTCGCCCGTGACAACTGGGCGATGTCCCCCGTGCTTCGCTCGCTGCTGGAGAGACTTTAGTTTCGTTGCGCCCGCTATGCCGTGGGTATATCGGCGGAGCGCACGGCAAAGCGGACGCCCTGTCGCCTTGACAGGGTTGCCACCATGCGTGCATGGCTATCACGTTCACCGTGCCGGGCAACCCTGTGCCGCAGCCACGAGTGCGAGTCTCTACCCGTGGCGGCTTCGCTCGTGCGTACGTGCCGAGCAAACACCCCGTGCATGACTACCGCACGCAGCTGGCTGTCGCTGCTCGTCTCGCTGGCCTGACGCCAACGGGCGAGCCGCTCGATGTCGTGATTGACGCCGTCTTTCAGCGTCCCAAGTCGCACATGCGGAAGGCCGGCGTTAAGCCGACGGCACCGCGCTTGCCACGCCCGGACGTGGACAACGTCGCCAAGGCGGTACTCGACTCGCTGCAAGACGTGATTGGCGATGACACCATGGTCGCCCGCCTGGTTGTGGAAAAGTCATGGGGAGCGGAGGCACGAACGACCGTGCGGATCACGTGAACGAAACGCAGTACGACGTGTTTGCGGATTACGAGCGGCACAGCCTTGGGCTGATGAGTTCGCACACCTACGAGGTGGACGCCAAGCGGCTCGGGTTTACGCTGGCCCGCTACAAGTTTGCGGCCCGTGTTCTCACCGGCTGCGATTGGGTGCTCGAGGTGGGCTGTGGCGATGCGTTCGCAACCCGTGTCGTTGCCCAGGCCGTCGGGCACGTAATGGCGACTGACTTTGACGTTGCGTTTATTCACGAAGCCTGCAGCCGACAGCAGCCATCCAGCGTCTTGTTCATGCAGCATGACATGGTGGCCGGGCCACGCTACGTGCCTGATCGCCTGCCCAAGACGTTTGACGCCGCCTATGCACTTGACGTGCTTGAGCACATCCGCCCAGAGCATGAGGGTGCGTTTCTTGGCAACGTCGCCATGAGCATTGGCGAGCACGGCACGTTTGTGTGTGGCATGCCGTCCCTTGAGTCGCAGCCCCATGCGTCAGAGTTGAGCCGGGCCGGGCATGTGAACTGCAAGACCGAGGACGATCTGCGGGCAACGCTCAAGCGGTGCTGGCGCAACGTCTTCGTGTTTGGCATGAACGACGAGACGCTACACACCGGCTATGGCCCGATGTGCCACTACCGTTTGGCAGTCTGTACGGGGGCCAAGCTGTGAGCGTGTCGGTCGTGATCCCGACGCACAACAGGGCGGCCACGCTCAGCCGTGCCATTGTTTCGGCAGCCATGCAGAATCCGGTGGAGGTGCTCGTCATTGACGACGCCAGCACTGATGACACGCCCGGCATCGTAGAGCAGCTGCGTGGCGTGTATCCGTGCGTCCGCCTGCACCGTCACGAAACAAAGTCCGACGATTGGCAGCAGGCCGCATCGGCTCTTTACCCAACCCTCGTCGGCAACCAGGTCATCATGATGGGGGCCGACGACACGTTGGCTGTTGGCGTCGTGGACAGCGTCTGCCGTCACGAAGATGCCGCCGTGGTGTTCCATGACTACAACGTCGCTGACGCCAGCGGAACGCTCACGGGCTCAGTGACGCAAGGCTACGACACTGCCGTAGGCACTCGGCTCACGCCGGAGCAAATGCGTCACCGGCTGCGAGAGCGTCCCCATGCTACAGAGACGGGCATTGGCTCGGGCATCCGCCGTGATTGCCTGCTGTGGCTCAACAGCCTGCAGTGGTGGCGTATGGGGCCGTGGAGTGATGCCATTGGCTATGCAGCTGTTGGCGTACGGCATGGTGCCGTATACGTCGCTGGCTCTGGGGCCACATTCACCGTTGACGATGGCGGCTACGGACACCAACACCGCACCGGGCCTCGTGCCGCCGAGTACCACGTTGCCATCTGGGAGTTTCTAGGAAAGGCCGGCATCCCGTTTAGCGTCGCCGCTGCGATCTGCACCAAGCGTGGAGTGCCATATGCCTAGCGTCGGACTGCCTGCCAACCTGTGGTATCCGCACCATGCGTTTGGCGAGGCGTTTGATGAGCGGCACGCCGAGGGCCTTGAGCGGCTGCGGCATTCGTCCATCGCTGTCGTTGGGCTTGCCCGCAACTGCGGGCCACAACTTGCCGACAACCTACAGAGACTTCACGGGCTCGCCAGCATGTGCAAGTCGTGGCAGCTGCACATTGAGAGCAACGACTGCGACGATGACACGCTAGACGTGCTGGCGAAGTTCTCGCGGGAGCACCGGCAGGCGACGTTTCACTACCAGATGCTAGGGCGTGGCCATCACCCAGGAGAGTTTGGAGGCCGCCGCACGATCGCCCTGGCTGAGTATCGTGCTGCCTGCCAGCGGTGGGTGCGGGCTTGTGCTGCCGATGCCGACTATGTCGTGGTCATGGACTTTGACTCTTGGGGCGGCTTCTCACTACACGGCCTAGTTAACGGCATCGGCTGGCTCGTTGAGTTGCACGGTGCCTACGCCATGTCGAGCGTGTCCCTGTTTCAGCACAACTTTGGCAACGGCATTGACTGGTATCACTACGACCTCTGGGCCTTGCGTGGCGTAGGCCAGGCCGAGTGCTATTTCGACACGTACCAAAATGGGTACGGCGGGTTTGGCTACACGTGGCTGCCGCCTATTGGCTCACCGCCCGTGCTGGTCTCGTCGGCGTTCGGCGGCATGACGATCTACCGCACTGATGCGTTTCTGGCAGGCACCTACGACGGCACTGCCGACTGTGAGCACGTGCCGTTTCACAAGTCCATTGCCAAGGCCACGGGCCAGCACCTGTTCCTAAATCCCTCTCAGCGGTGCGTCATGCACTGGATGGAGGCGAGCGATGGGCACTGTATCGACGGCGTGCCAGACGCTGCAAGCAACGCTTAGGCAGATCTGGGCCACGGGCTCCACGTACGCCGAGATGACGATGTTTCTGGGCGTGAGCAGGGACCAGATCACGCGGCTGCGTGATCGCCTCGGGCTTCCTGTGCGTCACGACCGTAGCCAACGCAAGAAGGGGAAGAGACACGCTGACCCAACGCCCCAGGAGATTTCCGCCAGGGCTGCCGAGATGCGAGCCAAGCACATGGCGACCCGGATGGCAGAGCCGCCCAGGGCGTACCGCACCGTCACAGAGACGGTGATGTTCCGGGTTGAGCGTTCGCACGACCTGCGAAACGACCCGCTGGAGGAGCTGCTGGACAACTGCGGCGATCCATGACAACTGCAAGAGACGCCTAGGGCAGTGATAGCGTGGAACTACCAGAGGAGAAATCGCCATGCCAGCCTATGAAGCCACGCCCGCCGAGCTTGAGCAGTACGGCAACAAGTTGTCGATCTGGCAGCAGATCCAGCTACTTCAGGCATGGGCGCCGCTCATCGGCTATGGGCAGCGGTTCGTCGCTGAGCCGGACCCTTACAAGCGGGGCCTCGTCATTAGCGAAGCCGCAGAGTGGCTTGCATCCAAGACGAACGCTACGGCCGACGACCAGCTGGTGAAACTGCTGGCCGACCTGCTCAAGACGCCGCAGGGAGAAGCCATTGTGCGTTGGTGCCTGCTCCAAGTGGAGGCCGCCCGGTGAGCAATGACGCCATATTTCGCACCGTCGCCCTGGTGGCGGCAGCTGCTCTACTCGCTGCGCCGTATCGGCAGCACGTCATGGGCTGGCTCGCAAAGGCCGCCCAGGCCGCCAAGGCCCACCAAGCCCTCGCAGGCAGGATCGCAGCCGCCGCCCTCTTGATCGCCGCCGCGTGGGGCAAGATCCCCATGCCAACGCTGCCGACAGCCCCAGCCGTGACCGTAGTGGTGGAGACTCCAACCGTGGAGATGCAGACGTTGGTGCGTCCCGTGGCTGATGCCATGAAGTCCATGCCGCAGGGCGACCGCATGCTCTGGGCTTCGACGTGGAACAAGTGTGCCGTAGTTGTGGCCGGCGACGCAGTTACCACCGAAGTCGTCTTCACTGACACCCGCAGCCTTCGCCTCTTCACCACGCTCGCCATCGACATCGCTTGGCGTCGCATCGGCCAGAACACGCCCGGCAGCAATGAGTCGCTCAGGACCGCCGTGGAGGCCGCTTACGGGCAGGCAATCGGCACCGAGGTGGTGCCAGTCACTGCGGACGTGCGAGCCCGCTACGCGGCGTTTGCAAGGGCTGTGGCATGGGCCGGCGTCAACGGGGGCTGACGCATGGCTGCATTCGTACCGCTCTTCGGCTACAGCCCTGACCGGGCAGGCACGACAGCTTTTCTTTCGTCGCTTGCCAAGCCAACGCTGGCCCAGGCCGGGCCGGATCTTGCCCTAGACGAGTCGCGTGACGTGTTCCTGGGCTCTGCCCTGCTGAGCGTCGCGCCCGACTGGAAGCGTGGGGCCCAAAAGATTGGATCGTGCGTCGGCTGGGGCTGGGCTCTGTCGTGCGACATCCTGGCGGCCTGCGACATCCTGCTACGAAACGAGGCCGAGACGTACGGCGGGCGGGTGCTCGAGGCGAGCGTGTACGGTTTTAGCCGTGTTGAGGTGCGTGGCGGTCGCAACCTCGGGGGCGACGGCTCGTATGGCGGTGCTGCGGCCAAGGCCGTCACGAAGTACGGCACGCTCCACTACGGCCAGGACTACGGCGGCCAGCGATTCACTGACAACAACGGCACCCGTGAGAAAACTTGGGGCCGAGACGGTGTGCCCGACTCGCTGGAGAAGTACGCCGCAGAGCACAAGGTGGAGTCAGTCGCACTCGTCAAGTCTTTCGAGGATGCTGCCAAATCGATCCAGAACGGCTACCCGGTGGCCGTTTGCAGCGGGATGGGGTTCTCCATGACCCTGCGTGATGGCTACATGACGCCGATGGGCGGCTGGGCTCATTGCCAAATGGCAGCAGGCGTCCGCTGGAGTCCAGAGCCTGCCATCCTCGTCGTGAACTCTTGGGGCGACTGTTACCAAGGGTCGTTCGACAAGAACCTGCCGAAGCAGTTCCAGCGTTCTGCCGGATGGGTAAAGGCCAAGGACTTTACTCGGATGATTGGCCCTGGCGAGGACTCTTTTGCCTTGGCCGGCTACAGCGGATTTAAGCCCAGGACCATGCCCGACAACTGGCTAAGAGGTGTGCTGTGAGATTCCTGCTGTGCCTCATGGTCGTGCTAATTGGCTGCGTTGTTTCGCTGCCCGAGGATCACACGCTCTCGGCTGACATCGCGTGCGAGACGGCCCGCATGGTCACGCAGCTGCGGCACGAGATCGCACCGACGCCGGCCAGCGACAAGTGCGAGAACTGCGACGGCACCGGCAAGATCGGAGACGGCAAGATCGTCATGACGTGCCCCATCTGCAAAGGCACCGGGAAGAAGATGAAGAGCGTCTGCAAGGACTGCCCTAAATGACACGCGACAAGCTCATCGCAGCCGTCTGGGCAGAGCTGCCGGCCTCGAGGTACCTGATTGGCCGCAAGCGTGGCGAACGCATCATTGAGCGAACGCTGAAGCGGTGGCCTGTGCCTGTGCTGTGTCAGTGCGATGCCCAACAGACCGCCGTGGTAGGCGAGCACCTGGCCCGCACGATTGAGCGGCAAGAGCGGGCCGAGTACGGGATGGGATTCATAGCATCCATCCTGCTGGCTGCCATCATTGGCGAGATCGTCAAGATTCTCATTCGGCGCTGGCTGGAGAATCGCACAGAGATGCTGGAGGCCGTGCAGTGACTGACGCCACGAAAGACACCATGCTGTCTGTTCTCCGCGACTACGGCTTCAGCGTTGTCGTCGCCTTAGCCTGCGGCTGGGTGCTGAGGCAGGACGTGTTGCTGCCGCTGGTAGAAGAGCACAGGGAGTTTGTGAAGAGCCTCAGCGAGACGCAGCGAGAGATCAGCAGCGCGATCAGCGAGCAGACACGCCTGCTGTATGCACTGCAGCCACGAGCCGGCGAAATGCCGCAGGAGAACTGAGCGATGAGCATGTCCCCCCGCCTTCTGCGACCGCGAGACACGGGGTTCAGCCCGAAGAGCATCAGCGGGCTTTTTGCATGGTATGACGCAACGGCTGCGTCTACCCTGACAATGTCAGGCAGTAGCGTTACGGGTATCGCAGACCGTAGCGGAAACGGCCGCAATGCCGTGCAAGGCGTCGGGGTGTATCAACCGGTGATGTCAACGATTGGAACCAAGGCAGCGATTGCGTTTGCCCCGCAGAATCTTTTGGCAGCCGTCACGTCGTACACAATCACGGCCCAAAGCGTGTTTGCTGTGGTGGCTATCGACGGCTTGGTTGCGTTTGCCCGGATTGTGGCCCAAGAGTCGGAAACCGAAAACGCTGTACACATCCCGCTACTGATTCCAAACCCAGCGACCTACACCGTCGGCACGTATAACGGTGGCGGGTTTCGCTCTGGGGTATCTGTAACGCAATCGGCCGGAACAATCGCAGAGTCGCACCATAGCGGCAGTTCGTTGACGTGCCGTGCGAATGGCGTGGCCGGTACGTCGTTTTCTTCTGCCCTAAACTTTTCCCCTACAAAGCTCCTGCTAGGCAATAGTGGTGGATTTTCTAACGGGCTCACTGGACGGATCGGCGAGGTGCTCGTCTGGAATCGGGCACTGACTGCTGCCGAGATCCTGGCCACGCGACTGTATCTTTCCAGTAAATGGGGGATCACAGTCGCATGAGGTACTTCGTAGGACAGGATGACATCGGGTACGAGACCATACGCACCACGCTGGATGCTGCATGGGATCTGCCAAACAACCTCGGCACCGACACCTGCCTGCCACCCGCCAACGTGGCACCACGCAACCAGTCTGGGCTGATCACCCTAGCCCTCAGAGACGAGTTCTGCGAGTGGCCGGCCGCGTCTGCAATGCTCCCAGAACTGCTGGGCATTGGCGTCATTTCAGAAATCACTGCCGATGAATACCGGGCAGGTATCAGTAGGACAGGACCGTGAACCTCCAGAGTCTCCTAGCCCTGTGAGCTAGGGCACTGCCACTGCAAGAGAACCCCACACACCGCATACGATAAACCAGAGGCCACGTTGCGGGCTTGACCCGTGCCACCACCAGGAGAGATGCCATGAGCCAAGTAAAGATCAAGCGTCAGTTTCGCGTTGTGTCGGCCACCGTCACCACGGCCACGAGCACCAGCACCACGCTGCGGCTCGAGGACATGGCCGGTGCTGTAGTCGAGCTGCCCACCATCACCACCAACGCAGCAACGCTGCAGGTGTGGGGCAATGACGCAGCCGATGGCGACTTCGCCCGTCTTTACGGCTCAGACGGCTCGGCTTCGGATATCACCCTAGCTCCAAGCACGGTCAATAAAACCATCTACAGCCTGCCTGACGCAGCGTTTGCCGTGCCGTTCCTCAAGTTGGTGGCGGCCAACACGAATGCCACGGCGACTGTCAGCGTTGTGATGAAGTCCTAGCGTGCCAACCCGAATCCCAATCCACAGGCCGCTGCGTCTGGTGTCCCGCCGAAAGCGAGACGATACCGCCAGGCCAAACGCGGCAGCCCGTGGATACTGCGACAGAGCTCACAGAGCGTGGCGGCAGGCTGTGCTGACCAGAGACGCATGGACATGCCGCGATTGCGGCAGAGTTTGCAGTGATCGCAAGGAGGCCCAGGCTGACCACGTGCGGCCCATCAGCAAGGGTGGCGAACGCTACGACCTGGCGAACGGGCAGACGTTGTGCATCGTGTGCCACGGGCGAAAGACGGCCAGGGAAAACGGTTGTAAGCGCACTGAACGGATGTAGACTATGCACACCGCAAGGAGGTGGTGCATGTGCGACAGCCAAAAGAGGCACGCAAGGACGTGTGTTTATTGCCAAAGCGAATGGCAAGCCAAATGCCCTACGGCACGTTATTGCAGCACTCGCTGCCAACATTTGGCGTCTGGTGGTCGTGTGATTTTGGCGTGTCCTCGCTGCGGCAGCGATTTTGAGTGCAAGGCAATGGAGGTGCGTGCCGGGCGTCGGTTCTGCTCAAAGGTGTGCATGCTGGATGCAAAAAGGCGGGCGGCCAAACCGTGCCTTGAGTGCGGAGTGCTGTTTGCAACAAAGCCAAAGAAAGACCCACGTAAGGGTAAGGGGCTGTATTGCAGCAAGCGGTGCGCTGGTGCGGCTCGCCGTGCTGGCAAGCGTTGCGGACGCTGGAACGAAGCACAAGAACTTCGAGCGTGCCGCGCTAAGGTTAAGCCATCGCAGCGAATGTATGCGGCGATGCAGGAGGCAATGCGTAAGCATTTGCAATCAATAGCCAATCTCTACCAAGCACTACACGACTATCGCCCTTGCCTTAACTGCGGCGGGCCTCCAAAAGATCACGCAACAGAAAGCACTCGCTTTTGCTCAATCAAGTGTTCTGCGGAATATGAATGGGAGTGCCCGTGCAGTTCTTGCGGAACACTATTTAGCAAGACAGGAGTGCATGGTGGCGGCACGGCTCTGTGCATTGATTGCAGGGCAAAGGCAAGGCGGCAGTGCCGCAGGTACCGCAACATAGCTAGCAGAGCCAAGAAGCATGGAGTGGCTAGAGAGAGGTACGTAAGGGAAAGTTTGCTTGAACGGGATGGATGGCAATGCCAACTGTGCGGCGTAAAGCTGTTGCATAAGTGGACGTATCACAAGAGGACGTTGATTCCGCATCCCAAGAACGCAACGCTTGATCACATTATTGCGATGTCCTGCGGCGGCGCGGATGCACCGTGGAACATCCAAGCGCGTTGCTTTGCCTGCAACTCTAGGAAAAGCGCGTCTAGCAAAGGCCAGCTAAGGCTTCGTCTGTAGTACTCCGGGTAAAAAATGCCCAACAAAAGGCCCCCGAAAC